ACGACCGGCCGGCGTCAGCGAGCCGTTGTCGACGTAGAGGTGCGGCGTGACGCCGCCGTAGACGACGTGTTCCTCGAGCAGCGTTTCGGCGCCTGGGGCGGTCCCACGGAAGACGTTGATCAGGTCGTTGCTGCTGGTCATCGGGATCGACAGGGTTATGACGTCGCCGTTGCTGATGGCGATGCTGACCTCGTTCGAGGCCGCACCCTCGCCGTAGGCCCGGTTGAGCGAAACCTTGTAGTAGTAGGTGCCGGCGGTGAGCGCCGAGGATCCGCCCACCTTGCTGATGCCGATCGTCGGCGGTGCGACCGGCGTGCCCCATGAGTCGAACAGTCCATTGCTGAACAGGTTGTCGGCGTCGTCCGGGTCGGTCGGCAGGAAAGCCGCCGGGGTCAGGCGCCCGTCCAGCGTGTCGACTACGAGCTGGCCCATGTATTGCTCGGCGTCGAGCTGCGGATGCGTCCCATCGGCCGAGTAGCCGGCCTTGTAGTCCTCGGTGTCCGGGTCGGCGAGCAGCGTCCAGAAGTCGATCAGGTCGAAGCCGTAGGCCTCGGCGTAATCGGTGATCCAGCGATTGAACGCCGTTATCGCGGAGTGGTAGCTGGTGTCGCGCGGCGGGATCGTGCACAGCACCGGGGTGGCGCCGATGTCGAGGATCTTCGCGACGATGTCCGCGACGTTCGCCTGTGAAGTGGCGAGAGGCGTCGCGGCCATGTCGTTCGTCCCCCCGAGCAGAAACACCACGTCGGGCGCGTGGGGCGTGACGTCGTCGTCGAACCGGGCGAGCATCTGCGCCAGGGTGTTTCCGCCCACGCCGGCGTTCCACTCGCGGTTGATGCGGGCGGTCGAGCTGATCGCCGCATAGCTGACGTAGTTCGGCAGCATGGTCTTCTGGGGATCACCCGACTCGCCGCCGATGGTGATCGAGTCGCCCAGGAAGACCCACTTCTTGCCGAGCAGGATGCTCGACGTGATCTGCGACAGGCGGTACTCGAAGGCGTCCAGGCGGTCGTCCAGGGTGCGGAACACGCCGCGCGCCAGGACGAGCTCCGCCGGGCTGACCGAGAACACCGCGCCGGCGCTGTAGCTGTTCACGAGGTTGGAGACCACGTGGACGTTGACGCCCGCCGAGACCGTGTCGATGACGACGGCTTCGGTGTTCGTGCCATCAGTGATGATCCCGGACTGCCCCGACACCAGGTTCGTCGTGGCCGTCAGCGGGACGACCTTCTGGCCCGACGCGGCGCTGCCGTCGAGCGACGTCGTGAAGCCGGAGCCGTTCAGCGCGACCGCGGCGATGGCGTCCTGGAGGTCGGTGTCGGCGTCCTCCCGGGCGGCCGCCTCGGCAGTAACCGCGGCCGCGCGGGCGACTTCCTCGGCGACGATCGCAGCGTCAAGCTCGCCGAGCGGGATCTCCATCGTCACGTGATCGAGCGAGGTTCCGCTCGGGTAGGGAGTGTGGCGGTCGTTGCTCACGAGGTTGCCTCCATCAGAGCCAGCAGGTGTCGAAGTAGATGCGCACCTCGGCCGGTTGGCCCGTGACGCGGATGGTGTTTGAGCCCGGTTCGAGGGAGATGTACTCGCCGTGCTTGTTCGCAGAGTTGAGCGTCAGGCTTCCCCGTGACGGAGTGCCTTCGAGCGTCACCGTGCGCACGCCCGAGTCGACGACCAGGTTGTCGTCGGCGCTGAGCGCTGGGAAGGTGAATCCAACGTCAGTCGTGTCGTTCTTGACGCCGACCGTTCCGCTGCTCGCTCCATCGACCTCGACGCGGACGGCGGTCACTGGTCCGGTGCCGCCGGTGCCGAATGTCGCCGTGTAGTCGGTCGAGTCGGGCGTGATCGTGACCACGTCCCCCTCGTCCATGAACAGGCCTTCGTCCATGTGCAGGCCCTCGTCGAGGGTCCACGCGCCCCAGTCGGAATACCAGAAGGGGTCGGCCTCGAGCTCGATCGAATACGACCGGACATTGCCTGCCCGCACGTCGGCGAGGACGTTCTGGACGACGACATTCGTCCAGCGCGATCCGGCGTACCCCATCGGGTCAACCCAGACCAGCACCTGCTCGGTGTCGAGGGGTGTCAGGACCGACTTCAGGCTGTCGACTGCCGCCCGAATGTTGTGCGCCCTGACATAGCCGGGCAGGACGAGCTTGCGTCGATCCGCAAAACGCTCCATTTGGACGCGGCCAGTCCGGAAGGGGATCACCTGCGAGGCGCCGCGGACTTCGGGCACGTTGTCCATGCCCTCGGCCAGCCAGAAGCGCCACCGCTTGTCGGCGGGTTGAAGCTCCAGACCGCCGAGCACGAGACTCATCTCGTCATCACCGGCTGCGTCCGGCGTCCAGGCAGCCCCAGCGTGCCGATGCGTCGCAGCTGACGGCCGATGTCTTCCGGAGTGTCAGCCTTCACGAGACCCTCGACGTGGACGTGGTAGTGAACGTCGCCTGCCGCCGAACCGCTGAGGCCCGCTGGACCGCCCCCGCCCGCCAGCAGGCCGCCAGCCGGAGCGATGGGCGTCGGTATGCCTTCCTTGTGCCAACCAGGCGGAATCGCGTCGGCGTCGATGACCCTGCCGAGGGCGTCGCGCACGACGCCCATGCGGCCCGTGATGCCGGACGCCATGCCGTTGATGTAGGCAGCGCCGACGTTCTCGCCCCACTTGTCGATGTCGTGCAGCGGCCCCTTGGGCGGCGGCGACTGACCATGCGTGTATGGCCCGATCGTCGAGTTGATGAGGTTGGCCCAGTTGAAGGCTTCGAATTTGTCCTTGAAGCCGCCGATCCACTCGCCTGCGACGGCCGAGCCCCAGCCGTCCCAGTTCGGAGCATTGAAGCCCTGGTGAATCTTGTCGGACATCGTCGTGCCGGTCGTCACGAGCTCCGGGTACTTCGTCTCGATCCCGTCGATGACCTCTGGCGGGAGTGCCTTGCCGCCCGCCGTTACCATCGCCAGCGCCTGCGGAGCGGTGAGACCCGACGCCACGAGCTGGTCGAAGTAGATGCCGATGTCCTTGAGGCCCTTCTGGCCCTTGGCACCGTTCAGGCCGGCGTCCTCGATAGCGTGGATCGACTGGATGGCGAGCTCGCGCGCGGTCTGGACGTTGACCGGGTTCTGATCCTGCATGCCCCGGGCAATGGTCTTCATCCACTCTTTGCCCATCGCCTCGGTGCCCATCGCTTCCGGGCTGAGCTCGTTGTCGAGAATCGTCTTCAGCTGGTCGACGGCGTCACCGAGGGCGTGTGTGGCGTCGTTGCTCGCGGCGCCGGCAGCGAGCCACTCGGTCAGGTGTGAGCCATTTGTCGCGAACCCGGCCTGCGTGCCGTTCCAGTAGGCGGTGAACTGGTCCGTGATCCCGCGGCCGGCGTCTTCCATGGCAGCGGGGTTGCTGACCATGCCGGTAGCAATGGTTCCCGTGGCGGCCTCGCCGGCCTCTTCTAGGACACCGTAGCCGGTGAACGTCGTCGCGATACCTGACTGGCTCATGCCCTCGCGCGCGTCATCCGCTGCATGAGCTGCAATCGCGTCCTTGAGGGCTGCAGTCATTGACGTGCCCGTCGTGGTGCCGGCCGCCTGGCCGGCTGCCGTGGCCGCTGCAAGCAGGGCGGGATCGGAAGGGGAGAGGCCGTTGGCGATGCCCGCATCCCACGTCTGATTGAACGCAGCGAGAGCCTCGACGCCAACGGCCTGCATGCCCTGAGCGGCCTGGACTTTCGCACGAGCCCACATGGGTGCGCGGGCGTCGAACAGATCGGGGCCGTCAATTGACGCCGGGTTGCTTTCGATCTCCGTCTTGGCCTTATCGATCGCCTGGATCATCTGATCTGCGAGTACTAGCCCGACGCCCGCTGCAATACCGATGCCCAGCGCCTTGCCGAGCACGTTGCCGCTCGAGGTGAACTTGCTGAGGACGCCCGTGCTCGACGCACCCGCCGCCTCTGCCTCTCCAATCGCGACACCCTGGCCAAACGCTGCGGGCAGGATCGTCGTGGCGGCCTTGACGAGCATGTCCTTGATGCCGCCCGCGAACGGCGCGGCAAGCGACGCGAGGGACGAGATGCCGGTAACCGCTGGTCCAAACTCCTGCCCCAATTCGCGAGCACCGGCCATCGCCTTGTCGGCCCATCCCTGGATGCGATCGCCGAAGGTGAGCATGTCATCCGCGGCCTTGCCGGTCGTCCCGGCGGCCTCCTCGGCACTGATCCCGAAGTCGTCGAGCGAGTCCATGCCCGGCTTGATCAGCGCGGCGAGGTCCGGCCCCATCTGCTTGCCAAATGCCTTGGCGGCCGCCTGCTCTTTCAGCAGCGGATCGTCGATGGCCGCGATCTGGGCAATGAGGTCGTCAAGGTCCTGACCCGGCTTGAGCTGCTTGACCGCGGTCTGCAACCCCTTCGCAGCGGTGCCGGCGTCACCACCCGCGACCTCGAAGGCGTTGAGCAGCTCGATACCGTCGTCGACGCCCATGCCCATCGCGGTGAGCGCGGGAGCCATGTCGTTGAGCGCCTGGACTGCGGCTGGGCCCGCATCGGTCCCGTACTTCTGAGACGAGGCGACCAGCTGGTCCATGACGCCGACCGCATCGTCAGCTTCGAGGCCCATCGCCGAGAGCATGTCCTCGAGGTCGCCTGCCGCCTGGGCTGCGTCCTGACCGGTGACCTTGGAGAATTCGAGGATGTGCCCGGTCAGGTCAGTCGTTGCCTGGCCGGTGGTGCCGAACTGCTGTTCGACCATCGTGCCGGTCGCGGCGATGTCTTCGAATGACACGCCCACTGCGCCCGCCGAGCCAGCCAGCGAGTCCATGCCGCTGACAAACGCCTTCGCCTCTTCACGCGTCGCGCCGGTCGCAGCCATGAATTTGCCCTGAGCAGCTTCGGCCTCAAGAGCGCCCTTGGTTGCAACGGCGAAGCCAGCGGAGGCAGCGACGCCTATGCCCTTGAAGATCGTGTCGCTGCTGACGCCGAAGCCGCCGAGGTCTTTCTTGGCGTCGCCGATACCGGTCTGGAACTCGCGGGCATCGATGCCGAGCACTGCGGTGAGCTTGCCGAGTGGCCCTGCCATCAGGTGAGGCCCAGCAATGTGCGCAGGCGGGCGGCCATCGTCTCAGTGGCCCGGTCCTTCGATCCGTCGAAGGCAGGCCGCAGCGTGGGTCGGCCGTTGAACTCCAGGCGCGTCGCGTACTCGCGCGGCTGCGCCTCGCCTGGCTCAGTCGGCTGGTCGCCGAGGCCAATGATCGCCGTCGCGCCGTTCTTCCCGGCGCGTGATCGAGCTTCGATCGCGTCGGCGTAGTGCGCCGATCCCGGCCCTCGACCGACGACCGAACGCACCCGCGAGCGCCACTCCTCAGCAATGACTTCGGCGCCGGCGAGCGTCACCTCCTTGAGCACGTCGTCACGGAGGGCCTTCACGAGGTCCTGCAGCTTCGCGGCCATCTCTGGCCCGCCCTCCAGGTAGCACTTCCCCCGGGCCATCAGTTGCGGCCTCTCTGACGTGAGGCATAGGCCGCACGCATCTCGGCGATCACGACATTGAAGTCGCGCTCGTCCTCGACGATCTGTTCGGCGTTGATCGGCGGCGGCAGAAAGTCACTCGCGCTGAACGGCCGCGGGCGTGCGCGGATGTCGCGATAGACGTTGTGGAACGAGGCGACGAGCTGCGCGATCAAGCGCATCGTCACCTCGGCCGGGTCCGGCTCAAGCTGCTCGAAGGCGAGCGACTCGGTGAACTCGGCAGACGTCATCTGCATCTGCGCCATGCGTGGACTGATGTAACCCGAACGTCGTGTCAGTCGGAGCCAGTGTCGTCGCTCGGGGTCCTTTTTAGGTCGTCTTTGGCCTTCTCGATCTCCTCGTCGCCGAGGCCGGACAGGCGGGCGCAGACCTTGTAGACGCGGTTCAGAGCCGAGGAGCTCTTCTTCGTCAGGGCGAGTGCGTTCTTCTGGCCGATGACCGGCTTGTCGTCCTCGTCAACCGCCGACGCGGCGATGACGCGGGCGTAGAAGATCGACTGCGCTTCGTCTTCGTCGTGGATCTGCTTGCCGTGTGCACGGATGGCCGTAAAGACCTTGCCGCGCTCCTCGCCCGTCAGGCTCTTGAGCTTGAGCCGCCCGCCCCATTCGGGCACGTCGACGTACTCGTAGCGGATGTCCGACGCGGCGACGATGTCGTCGAAGGTCAGCAGCCCCGAGTGGTGACCGTTAGCGCCGGCCTCTTCGACCGGCGCGCTTCTCGTGGCTGTCATTTACGAACCAGCCGGAACGTAGGTCACCGCGCCCGTGGGCCGGATCACGACGTCTGCCTGGAGGTGTCCGCCGACGGGAGCGCCGCGCCCGAAGCGCATGCACCAGCCATCGAAGCTGTCCGTCGAGCCGTCGGGATAGGTCATCACGAACGCGTTCGGCTCGGCGTCGCCTTCGGAGATGGCGTCGTGGGCAGCCAGGAGCGCCTGCTGACCAGCGTCCTCCGACTTGAGCACAAGCGGGAACGAGACCTCGCCGGTGCGCCGGATGGTGGGCACGCCCTCCTCGGTGTGATCCGGAGAGTCGTGCGCCGTGGTGTCGTCCCAGTCGTATGAGTCGTCGGGACCCGAGATGTCCTGGACGCCCCCGATCGGGGTGCCGTCGATGCTGATCGTGGTGCCGAATGCCGCAGTACCCATTTAGATGCTTCTCCTGTTCTGATGCGAAGGTGAACGGTCAGGACTCAAGCGGGACCTCCTGGTAGGACACCGCGAAATCGAGGCTGCGCCGGTAACGAACTGGCGCGCCGGCGATCTCTTCGGGCTGGTGGTCGAAGTCAGAGATGAGGAAGATTGAGCCGATTTCCACGCCGTTCATGTCGCCGCGGTAGCCGTCGAGCGTCTGCATCAGGGCAGTCGCGGTCTCGTCAACGTCCTTGTCGTTGTTGGCATAGGCGTCGATCTGGACTCGGCGCTCGAGGAGCAAGTCCGGACCGGAGTGGGTTTCGATTGGGGTCACCGAGATGAACGACTGCACGAGCGCCGGCATCATTGGCCGGGTGGGCAGGCGCCCGTCATGGACGGACACGTTGACCGCGTCGCGAAGGAAGCTGTGGAGCGCCGCCCGGAGAGTCATGCGACACCGAACGAGCGGCGGTGGCCCTGGATCAACGAGAGGTAGATGCGATCCTGTCGAAGGCTGCGCCAGCCGTCGTCAGGAGCATTGACACGAAGAACCTGGACGGCCCGCAGAGCGGCCTGTCGCAGCCGTTCGTCGGGCTCCAGGTCCTCGTCTTCATCGAACGCGGAGACTGAACCGGCGACGTCCTGCTTCACGCCCTCGATAGCTGCATCGAGAGCGTGCTGCAGGTGCTCTTCGACCCACTCCTCGTCCCCGAGATCAAGAAGGTGCACGACCTCCTCGATCTCGGGCCATTCCGCCATCAGCTCGGGCTTAGCTGCCGAGGCCGAACGTCGTGAACGCGGCCGGGTAGCGCGGAATGAAGAAGTAGAAGCCGACGTAGCCGATGTCGCGGCCGGCCAGCTCCGGATTGTCGACGGACAGCTTGATCGGACCGTCCTGGACCCACGCGAAGGCACGGCTCGGACCGACGATGGCGTCCACGCCGGTCATCTGCGGGACGTGGACGACGCGCAGGCCGCTGATCGTCCCGCTGACCCCGCCCGCGGCGTTGATGTCGGCTTTGAGCGAGCCGTACAGCGGCGAATTGCTCGCGGTTGCCTTGGCGTCGATGAACTTCGCCAGGGCGCCGGTGCTCAGCCACAGCGTGTCGGGCGGCTCGTTCATGGCTTCGAACGAGTTGACCCAGGCGTCACCGAGCTCGAGGTCGCTCGGGCTGAGGAGCCCGCCTTCGACGACCTCGGTCTGATCGAGCAGGGTGTCGAGCGCCTTGATCTCGGCTTCCTGCGCATGCTGGCTGCGCATGTCGTCGTCCAGCAGCTGGATCGCTGCTGGGGCGCCGCGCTTGATGAACTGGAGCGACACGTCGACCGCACCGGCGATCGTGAGCACGTTCCAGTTGTCGGGCTCGGTCTTCAGCGCGCGGCTGGCGACCTGTGCCTTCTCGCTTGACTGGACGCCAGCCTGCGTGTGCTGGGTGATGCGCGCGGTCTGGATGACCATGCCGCCCGGATCGGTGACCTGGCGAGTGGACTCCAGGAACGGCCGGCGGAAGCTGATGATGCCCTCGACGTCGTCGAGGTAGGCCGTCGGGATGACGCCGGTGTTCTCCGACGCCACGACATCGTCGAGGGTGCGGAACCGCTCGCGCTGATCAGCCGGGATCGTGTCGCCGGTCAGGCGATAGACCTCGCGCTGCAGCCAGAGGTGGTACGGCGGCGTCGCGACTGGCGTGGGCGCCGGGATGTCGATCCGCGTGCGCATCTGCTCTTCGAAGTCCGCGCGCATCTGGGTGATCTGCTCTTTGGCTTCGTCCTGGCTGGCGCGCATCGTCTCGACGAGCGGCGCGAAGGCGTCGGCATCGATGGTGACCGCGACGCTGACCGGCGGCGCTTCGGGGGTTACCGGGGTCGGATCTGCTGCTGGCACTGTCGCTGTCTCCTTGGGTGATTGCGAGCGGACTGCGAGAACGGCCGCCAGCTCGCCATATGCCGGCCGGTAAGTGAGGGAGACGCCGGGAAGTCCGACGCGGTGATGAGTGCGGGTGCGGCGGCCGCCCACGGTGTGGACCTGCGTGCCGCCTGGCATCTGGATGAACTCGCTCGAGACGCCGCGGACGATGCCCTCGGACGCCAGAGCGAGAAGCTCGTCGCCGGCCGCGGTCTTGGCTACGCGGGCGGTGAGGACGGGCCCGACGCCGTCGTCGCGCATCTCAATGCCGCGCCCTACGGGTCGACGGACTAGCTTCGGCTGGCCGTCCTGGCCGAGGCCGATGTGGGCTTCGTGCTCGAGGCCCATGAGCAGGACGCTGGACGGGTCGACTC